TGTTTAGCCATAAAAACTAGATGGTAATACTTTGCCTTTTGTTTTAGATTTAATTAGATCCATGTACTTGGGTCGCGGAATACGATCTCCAACACACCATCTACAAACTGTACTCTCTGGAGAAACCCCAGTAAGACCAAAAAACTTTGCTAATTCTTTATGTGAAAAACCTTTTTTTTTTCTAAATTCTTCTAATTTCATTAAAATCGTTTGTATTTATCCTTACCTTATTGTCAATGAATATGCGGAACTAAGTTATGTATAAAACGGGATAACTATATTAATTTAACAACTTCTAAATGTATTACACGGGAACTGTTGACTTATTAAATACTTGATAATACGTTGACATTATGACAATAAAAAACAAATTCACAGTTATTAAAAATGACATCGTGGGTGCAGATAACCACGATAAAAAAACAATGGCATTATTAAAAAAATTACTAATTGAAAAAGATATGACCCAACAAGATTTGGCTCGTCTTTTACATAGAGATAAAACTACAATTAGTAGATGGTCCAATGATAGTAGAGAAATCCATTGGGATAATGCAGTAGCGATTGCTAAAATTTTAAACGTACACCCAGTAGAAATATACCAACCAAGATCTGAAATAGTTTTAAGATGGTATGTTAATTCAAGCTACAATGTAAAAATGTACGACAAAGAAGATCAACATAAAATTACAATCCCATTTGAATACTACAATGAAAATGTTAGAGCTATTCAAGTTAATATTCCTGGATCTCATGTTGATGGAGAAGTTTATTTATTTGATATTCCAAAAGTAAAAAAATGGAGTAGCCAGGCTCTTAATAAATATTGTTATTGTACTGCATCAAAATCTTTTAAAAAAAAAGTAGGTAAAAAACATGATGTATCCGATGTTATTGGAATATTAAAAGCTAATTCAGATTATACTTTTTCAGTTATGAACCCATTAACGGGAGAACCAGTAAAACCTGGTTGTCATAAATTTACAGAAGATGACCTAGAAATAGCTGTACCAGTAAAAGTAAAATTCAATCCACAACTATTGCAGCAGAAATACACAACCTAGTTGGGAATATTCCCTATTTATCCATAATTAGTATTTACTGTTATCCATAAATGTTTATGAATTGTTCTATTGATTTGATTTATGATTTCAAAAGAACAAGCAGCAGAAAAAGCAATAGCAGAATTTATTACAGGCATAAATGAATTACCAGAATGGGTAAAACTTTATAAAATAAATCATCATTCGCCATCACAAGCTAACACCTCAGATGATATGTGGGGTTACAAATATTTATATTTATCCCAAGAAGAACGAAGAGATCTACCTATAAATTCTAAAATGTTTTCTGGTGTTTGTATTGGAGATATGGGTCAATTAGAATTTGGTAATTTTGTTTGGGAATATGAAAAAGGTAAAGGCTTAACAAAAAAACCAATTCCACCAACTAGAAAAGTATTTGAAAAAATTATCGAAAAATTTAATCAGTATGGTCCAGCAAATGAAGATGACAAGATCCAACATGATGTAAATAGAAAAGGTTTAGCATTACTATTCGATCAATTTAAAAAAGGATTTAGAGAAGTTGGTCTCAAGGGGGAAATAGAATGTGAAAGATCTGTCGAGTTGATGCTGCCAGATTGTGTGCTGCCAATGATAGGTAGAGTAGATTTTGAGGATGCCGATCAGTTCATAGAATTAAAAACAAAATGGCGTAAAAAAAATCGACCGCGTAAAGACGGAACCAGCTCTTATTCATTACCAAAAATTGATGAAGGTTATCTTGGATGGAACGAACACTTACTCCAGGTGGCTTTCTATTTTCTGGCAACTGGTAAGAAACCAAACTTATTGGTGGTCCATGAAGAAGGTTACAATTTATTTAATGAAGATAATTGCAATGATCTTAAACCAGAAAACTTAAAACTATTATTAAATAAGATGAAGATTGTGTGCAGCAATCGTGAAAAAATTATGGAGAAACACGCAGGTAAGAATACTTGGGTGGAAGATATATTCCCAGACTTCGGTCATTATTTTTGGCGTGGTATGGGAGATCATTTAGACAAAGCAAAAGAATTGTGGGGTCAATCTTGAAAAAATTAAGAGAAGATCCTTTAGTCTTAAACGTACAAGAATTGTATGTGTACCCAGAATTAGTTAAGAAAAAAAATAAAAGATCGCGATTTTTTTACATATCCCTTGTTGTTTTCGTGATCTTTTTATCTTTATCTCTCTTTGGTTACTTAACTAATGAAGATGACCAGGCGTTACCTAGTTCTAAAAGCGGCAACTTTTCTCTAAGTAACAGCCTGGTTATTGGAGAACCAAAAAATGAGTAGAGTAATTAACTTTCCAAGTAATTTAAAAAAAAAATTAGAAGATATAAAAAACAATGGTGGTATGTGGGAGATTGGTAAAGGTAAGTTTGCCATCAAACATTTTGAAATTGAAAGACTAGCTTACGAATATGGTATTACTACAGATATAGATCTTAAGAGCTGCGATATAACTAAAGGCTGCGCAGTAGTAAAAGGTTTAGCAGTTTATAATAATAAAAGATTTTCATCACTTGGAGAGTGTTCTCCATTAAATAATGACTTCCCCTACCCTGTCTCAGTAGCAGAAAAAAGAGCTGTCGATAGAGCTGTACTAAAAGCATTAAACATACATGGAGAAGTTTACTCAGCAGAAGAGCTGCCTCCAGAAAATAAATTAAATTCAGAAGTTAAGTTAGATCAAGCAGCAATAATTTTAGAAAGAATACAAAACTCAAGTCAACAAGCAAATTTAAGAGAGCTGATGTCAGACAATAAAGAATATTTAACACAGCTTAAAAAAACAAATTCTGCAAAAGTTATGGAAATTGTCCAGGCTTTTAAGAATAAACAAAAGCAACTAATCGGAGGCTAATAACAATGACGACTAAACCAAAAGATCCAAATTGGGTCGCAACTTTCTCGATAAAGAGAAACCCAGATAAAACTCCTGGCGACAGTAAACCAGATTTTATCTCAGTTGATAGTGATAAGGTAAATCAGAAAACTGGTAAACCTTACAGAAAAAATTTTACTATCAAGGATGAATGGCACGAACCAGCTGCCTGGATCCAAGATGATAAATCCATAAAGATCACTATTAAAAAAAGTGTATCTACTGGTACAGGCAAACCAGCAGCGGATGCCTGGGATGACCAATTTTAGGTAATCAATATGCAATATGGTTTAACTGCAAAACAGGTAAAAGTATTTTCTTTTATTAAAAACTTTATTGCTAAAAAAAACTATCCGCCTTCTTACGATGAAATTAAGGAGGCGGCTGGATTAAAATCAAGAAACTCTGTTAATGTTTATGTAAAGAATTTAGAGGAACGAGGATGGTTAAAAAGAATACCAGGCAAAGCAAGAAGCCTACAGATAATAAAACAATGACCCACGAAGATATATTTAAAGAATTTAATTATGAATGTTTATCTGAGCAAGTGGGAGGATCTCATTATAAAAAATTAAAAGTATCCCCTGCCTATTTTATATGTGAGAATAAACTCTTGTTTGCTGAAGGAAATATTGTAAAATTAGCGTGCAGACATCAAAATAAAAATAAATCAGAAGATATTAAAAAAATAATTCATTACTGCGAAATAATTTTAGAACGAGATTACCCCGATGAAAAAAAAGATTGAAAAATTCTGGTCTGGATCTGTTTCATTTATTGCAACTGAAACATTTAAAGATGTGAATACTGCGGTCCAAGCGAGTGTGCCAAGCACCGCAGCTAAAATAGTCATGGATGCAAAGACAATTACCTATGACTTTAATCGCATAAAGGAGGTAAGTACCGATGGCGATAACACACTACGAACACCTGGAGAGCAAAATCCAGGCGGAAGAGAACGAGAGAAAAAGGCTGAACACAAAAATAAGTAGGCTTAAAAAACAAAATGGAGGCAAGTATCCTCCAGGTATTGCAGCTCTCTCAAAGACGGCTCACAGTAAATTAATCAATGTGATCCACCTGCAAGACCAACAAAGTAGACTAGAAGAATAAATTACTAGATCCTACTTTAGAACCTTTCCAAACTATTAACTTAGTAATACCCTTCCTTTGCTCAAATTAATTTGCTTATCTGTCAACTAAGTGTTGACAAATCGGAAACACATTCTTATATAGATTGTATATGGTAAATAACTTTCAAAAAATAAAGTTTGCCAGTTACTCAAATCTTGAGAACTATTTTACTAACGTCATCCTACCACAAAAAAACAAGTCATCGAAGGTTATCGGTAAGACTTTGCTTGTGTGGGATAAACCAAAAAAAGGAGCCGCTATGGGTAAGACTTACCAAGTAATCAGCATGGCTGATTTAGAAAAAGTTAATAACAAATCTATCTCGATGGGTAGAAATCAAAACATCCCAGTTCAAACAATCAAAGATTTAAAAGCTGATGGCAAAGTTGTTGCTGTTGTTTCTTTCTCTTTTCCTCACAACGATGTTGAGCAAAGATTAGTTTTGTTTGCTGGAGACAAGTACGGAACTTTATTGTGTGATGTCAGTTTTGATGACTACAAAAAATTCGTTAAACCCTTAACAATGGAGGCTGCGTAAATGACAGTTGTTAATTTTCAAACTGCACCAGGTAAATGGTACTCTAAAGATATGAAATACAAAGTACCTAAGATCTCTAACAAAACCGAAAAGGGTAAATGGTTAAATGGTTTTGTTAAAAAGTTTTTTGTTGCTGGTAATCACAATTTCAGATTTTCTACTGCAAAAAATTATATCCACTTACAGACTACTCACTTCAATATAAATAATACTAAGTATGCTCTTGTTAATTTTTTCAAAAATATAAAAAAATTAAAGCAGCATCATTTTGAGAACCAGGTGTTTAGTTCTTATATAGTTTATCAACAAACCAAGGAGGCTGCTTAATGTCAAATCAAGATCTATTAAATGTTGCTAATACAATTAGATCACAAATCCACCCAACAGTTTTAATGTGCGCTGCTGCTAGAAATTATGGAGCATACGAAGATGAAAAAGGTTTGTATGGATTACAATTTACAATCAGTAATACTTCTGCTGTAAAATATGGAACTGTAAGAATTACTCTTAATGGTTCAGATCTTTACAACATCACTATCAAAAATAAAAATGGTAAATTGTTAAATACTAAAAGTGATATTTACTTTGACCAATTAAATGATGTGTTGGAAAGTATGTGGGAAAAAGAAGAGTTATTAAAAAAATATAATCCTCAAATTCCTACAATCCAATTTACGAATGTTGTTCCTAAATTAAATAATGGAGATGCTTAATGACGTTTGTTTTTAAACACCCAAAAAAATATATCAAACCAACCAAGGAGAAAAAAACTGGGGTCGTGTACAACACGGCTCCAGATCCAATCAAATCAGTAAAGACTTACAAAATAGATGAGAATGGAAAAATGGTTTTAGTAAAGGAGGATAAATAATTGAAGATACATATCTTAAAAGTAGATAGATCCGATGGTAAAAAACTTGTGGTCCAGGCTATCCATGATGGCAAAAAACAAAATATCGAAACATTTGAAACTAACGAAAAAACTAAAGCTAAACAGTTAAAGAAAAAACTTGAGGCTATGGATCCTAATAAATTGATAAGTCAAAATATTACATTTGATGTAGCGCTCCATGATTTTAAGAAGTTTATTTTAAACAATGAACTTATTACTGAAGAGACTAGATTGTTAAATGTTGGCTATATAACCAACCATATCCAGCCATATATTGATGAGACTTGTCTGGACCAGTATAACCTGGGTATATTCAAAGAGAAGTTTATACCGCGTTTATTAAAGAGTAAAAGAATACAAGTTAAGTTCGATCATAATGGTCAATACACTAGAAAAAGAACTGATAAAGTTATTGGTAAAAAAACAGTAAAAGAAACTGTTGGTCAATTTAAAAGTTTTATAAGATTTTGCCAGGATCGTGATTGGTACATAGATCCTAAGATCTTAAATTTTAAGTTTCCTAAGACTTTCTTTCAAGACAAAGCAGTAGATGTTTGGATGCCAAATACCCAGGATCTACTTAAAATTATTAATGCAGAAAAAGATATAAAGCTAAGATGTTTGTATCAATTAGCAGCTGAAACAGGTGGTAGATTAAACGAAGTATTAGCTCTAACTTATGAAGATGTTGATAAAGATGCTATTCACTTTAGACACAGCGTAGGTAAATGGAACCAGTTTAGACCAGACTTTTTAAAAACTGGCAGCTCAAGACGTAGAGTGGAGATCTCCCCTAACCTATCTCAATTACTTCAATCATGGATGCAGCACCAGGTATTACCAAAAAAAGCTGGTAAATATAAAAAGGTGTTTAACCTTACTAAGAAAACAGCAACTAAAAAAATTAAGTTGTCTGCTAAAAAACTTGGTATCAAATGGTATGGTGGTTTTGCTCCATTTAGAAAATTTAGTTATTCTTATCTAAGAGATCAGAAAGTTTTTACTGATAAACAAATCTTAGGTAGATACGGCTGGACCAACTTTAAAACTCCAGACCGATGGTATTACAGAGATCTGGATACCAATAAACAGGAAAGATTTGCCGCAATCAATAACTTACTAACGGAGGAATAATGGCAGCATTACCTATAAAATGTGAAATAAAAACCTGGCAGGAATTACTTAAGATCCAGGGAAAGATGGCAAAGTTTATGTTTGCTATGAGATATGTGGGTCGTATTAAAACACCGCAAATTAAAATTGCGAAAATAATTGGAACGACCTTCCAGCAAGTGCAGAAGGTAGAAAAAACTGAAAACGGCATGAGCGCAGATAAGTTTTTATATCTATGTAAACAAAAGAAGTGGAATATAAATGATGTTCTTGACAAGGAACCAGAAGAACTTTTAGCAGATATTAAAAAAGAATATCACAAAAAAGTCTTACATCATTTTAAAGTTGTAGATGCTAATATTGAAAAAGAAAGACAACTACAATTAAGATATAGAGGATCTTTACCAAGTCTTGAAAAAGAACTTGCTTATCAAAATACTTTATAAAAAAAAAGGCGGGGATGATCTCCCCGCTTAAATTCAAACACACTCTGAAACACACTCTGATGGAAAATAATCGTTTACTATCGCGCTATAAGTGGTCGGAGTGGCAGGATTCGAACCTATAGATTAAATCTACCAAACGCATTGATTTATAATACTTCTTCTACAAATTGTATAACAAAAGTTTCTAATTATCCCAATGAAATAAGCCTTATTTTATAAGAGATATATCAGCGTGAGTTATCGTTCACACTCTGAATACACTCTCGTTTTTGACTATTTTTTTCTTAAGCAGCCACATCTTTTACATCTGTTACCAGACATATTGTTGATGTTGCACTTACAATTATTTGAACCAAATAGGATATAAACTATCCAACTAGCAACTTTATCTGCTGCTAAAAACATTCCTAAAAAAAACTTGTCTATCATTATTCCATTATTAATTTTTTAATTGAGTATGAGCCGTCTATATTCTTTTCAAGCTCAGCTTTTGATTTAATACATCTGTATTCAATATTATCTCCAGTATTACTTCTATTTGCTCTACGCTTGCCAGCTAAACAGCTGCTAAGATCTGGCTGCAATCTTGCCTCCTTGATCTCATTGTTGACCAGGAGAAGTAAAGCAATAACCATCTGCTCCATCAATGGCTCCCGTTAGCTCTTACTTTATCTTTAAGATTTTCTAATTGTTCTTTAATTTTTTCTATATCTTTCATAGCATAAGTTATGTTGACATTGTTATTTCTCATAAGTTCCATCTCTCCCTGGATACTTTCTACTTGTGATGCTATGTGTTCCAGCAGCATAAATTGTTCTTGATCTGTTGGGAGCTGCTCAGATTTCTTTAAAAGATCTGCCTGGTGTAATTCTCTTGAAGTTTCTAAGCTAGTTAGCCTGGCAGTTAATTCTGTATAACCAATTATTCCTAAACCAACGGCAACGCATAAAGCAATTAAATTCCTTAATGGGAGAGAGATATTTGTATTATCATTTATTTTCATCTACCACCACCCTTGTAACGCGTCATTTTCTTTTGACGTTTTTCTTGTTTATTTTTTGATTTTTTATGTGCGCCTGGTCCACGCTTCTTAGGTTTATCCCTTGGTATGAAGTGTGTAAACTTCTGCTTAGCCATCTAATTTTGCTTGTTGTGAATGTTGTTGACCCATTGAGTTACCTTCCCAATTAGAACTAACATGAGTTGGATCTACGTCATTTAACCAATGTTGAATTGATATGAAAGCACCTCCATATTTTGATGCAGTTCCACCATGAGGATCGTTTGGTTTAACTCTTATAGTTTGATAAGCATTTATTGGATAACCATTTTGTTCTTCTAATGCTTGATCTTTTGTAATAACTGTTTCTCCAGAATGAGTAAATTTCATACCATGTAAAAAACACTCATAACTATCAACATCTGGATGAGTATGCTCTGGTATAACTAAATTAGGTTGACAGATAAAAAGCTCAACTTGAAAAGGTTTAGATCTATATAATACAATTCCACTTACACCCTCGATAAAAAGTAAACCATTTTTTGCTGGTGTAAAAACTTTATCTATTTCGCCAGAAGTTAAATACCAATTTGCAAAATGAGATAAGGCATCTTCTTTGGGATCAATCATTTTTTCTTACGATCAAGTACGGATTTCGTAACCTTACTTCCAAAGCTGGCAGTAAATACAATAATTACCAAGTACCATACGCTGTCTGGCAAGTCGTTTATTATAGATACCCACTCTCTAAAGTTCTCTCTAGTAGATGGGAACCAACCTGTACTAAGCATACCAATTAGCCAAAACATTAATACCTCATCTTTAATCGAGTTATCCTGGCTTTTAATACGAGCTAAATCTGTATCCTTTGCAGCTTCAATTTCGGCAGCTCTAACTGTTTTAACTTTCTCAGCTCTATGCTTTAGATATTCAGATCCTTTATTTAAAACCATTTTTGTTAATGGGTTTTTTAAAATACTTAAAAACTGGATCATGCGCAGTTCCTCATAAGCTCAGCTAGATCTTCACATCTTGCAGTTGTTTGCTTATGCCAGTTGCTATCAATCATTTCATCAGCTGCAGCATTGTAATCTCCAGCCTCAATACCTTCCCACATTCTTTTAAATTTCATTACTCTTGGTTTACCCAGTTGGAAACACATTTCACAAACAATACCTTTAACTGTTTCTGGTACGTCTAATCCTTCAAGTAATTCTTCTGCAGATGTAAGAGCAATTTTGAAATCACTTTCAAAGACAGCATCAAGCTCTTCTTTAGAATACTCAACACCCTCAACAAAGTTATCGGTATCCAATACGAGATGACCATAACCGATTGTAGCAAAACCAAGGCTATCGGAATACACAGTACGCCTAAACCCTTCATGCTGCTTAATTCTTTCTTTAATATCTTCCATAAAATCCTATAACTTCTTCGGATCAAAATTAAGTATTTTGACACCTAGTTTCTGTTGTTCGGCAGTTCGACCACGGCTAATCTTCCATCCATTAGCTCTGTAGTTTTGTGTTTTAACATCATAAGCAACATACTCCCCTGTCTTTACGTTAAGCGTTAAAATATCGATTGGTCCAGTACCTCCAGCTGGTACAAAAACTATGAGATCTGGATCTTTAGCAAACTGAGATGCTGCTAATAATTCGTTGGATAAACCTACAGATGCGGTTATCCTACTTCGTGAAGTAGTAGAAGATCGAGCCAAGTAAACCACCTAATAATATAATTATAGCGGCAGCTCCTTTTCCTCTATTCATGTCAGCTTTTAAACTTTTAATATCTGATTTCATTTCATCAATATGTTTAAATAAAGTTTTCATACGCTCAGCGCAAACTTTTTCATGGTAAGATATTCTTATACCATTGTGATCTTCAACATTTGAATTAGATGCTTTTCTTTTTTTACGCATCGTCTCTCTCCACTTCGTTACAAAAATAAGTAACGTATAATTTTTCTTTGTTAAATTTTTCTAAATGATTATTAGTTACTTCAATAGTTGCGACCGCACCTGCTTTCGTGCAATCTGTCCAGGCTTTAAACTCTACTGGAGATACAGCTGTATTGTTACACATCCCTGTTATCGCTGAACAGATAGTATAAGCCAATACAAATTTCATTATAATTCTTTTGGAGTAATTTTTTTTCTAGGCATTATTAATACACAATTACTACTTTACCATGTCCACCATGTGCTTGATTTCCACCAACAGCAATTCCTGATGAATAATATGTATGAGATGTTTGAGGAGGTAATTTATCTCCTGTCATGTTTGTGTGTGTTGAACCAGTTGTAGTTCCATTTGATACTGAAGAATGTCCAATATATCCAGAGCCACCCCCAGAACCAGAACCACCATTACTTCCAGTATGTGAGCCACCTCCACCCCCATAATATCCACCACCTGCTGCACCACTCATGTGTGCAGAATTTCCACCTTGTAAAGCAGAACCATCTGTAGCTTCATTGGCATAACCAGAGCCATGATTTCCTTTAACACCACCTGCTGATTGAGTACCACCTTTTCCATTTCCTCCTGCTGTGTGTCCTGCAACAGAGTTTAGTCCACCATCTTGACCAGATGCACCACCACCATTACCAGAGTAATCAACATTTTGTGGATCGATACCACCATTAGCACCTGCACCTCCACCTGCTATTAAAACTGAATTTCCATGTGCAACAGAAGTTAAAAAGATACCAGAGTACCCTCCACCTCCACCACCAATTCCTGCATGTGACGATACTCTTGAACGACCACCACCACCATAAGCGTAATTTCCATTTCCATTAACAACATCTGTAGCTTCTCCTCTGCCACCTACAACTAATTTATAAACTGTTCCTGCTGATGTTGCGACTGTTCCTGTAGTAAATCCTCCAGAACCTCCAGTAACATTGTGTCTACCTCCACCTCCACCACCAGAGTAATTATATCCTGCCGCACCACCTGCACCCCACATATAAGCTGTAAATGAGGAGACACCACTTGGTACTGTAAATGTTTGGTCTGAACCAGTATAAGAAAATGTTGTAACAACTGCGTTTGTTATAACAATAGAAAATTGTCTATCAGCAGTTTTACCCCCTGCTGTTGCTCTTAATGTAAAAGTATAAGTCGTGTTAGAACCAACTCCTGTTGGTGTTCCTGTAATTGCACCAGTAGAAGAATTTAAACTTAATCCTGCACCAGATAAAACTGAAGTAGTTTCAGAATATGCAACTGTATCTCCCTCTGGGTCTGTTGCTGAAACTGTTACTGAAACATCAGTTATATCATTTCCAGTATAAATTGTTCCACTTGCAGTTTGCCAAGCAGGAGAGTTATCTACATTAATTTGACTAGCAAGTGTTCCTGATAATCCATTAGTATTAGAAACTTTAACACCATAAGGTTCTTGTGCATTTAAGAAACTTGATTTAGGTGCAACTGCTGTGATTTGAGTATCACTATTTACTGTTACAGTTGAAGCATTAAAATTTGTTCCTGCATTTCCAAGAAAAGTTACTGTAGCACCAGATTGAAAATTAGAACCAGTAACAACTATTGTTTGGTTTCCTCCACCTGCACTATCAACTTCTGTATCATCAATGCTTGAAACTGTTGGTGGACTGTCTATAGGTTTAAATGCTGTTCCTGTATAATATTCAGCTAATGAAGTTGTAGTATTAAATCTAATCTGACCTGTTGTAGAGCCACGCTGTGCTGTAGTACCAGAAGCAACTTTAGTACCTTCAGTACCAGTATCTACTATATCTTCAAATTTAAAGTCAGCTATATCTCTAGCTTTTGTCATTTATTTATTTCCTATAATTTGTTGTTGTGAATTTTGTAGGCTAGATATTTCTACCTAGCCTTTAAGTTTATGCTTTTGGATTTGCGTCTTTAACTGCTTGGATAGCATCTTTCCAAGTAGTCGTACCATTAATTTGGTCGTCATACATCATTTCCAACTGTTTAGTTATTGTTGGATAACTGTATGCTCTATTTCTTGAATAGTTTTTATTAGCATAAGCTGTTTTTAATTCTGATATAACAGCATTAACATCTGACCAAGATGGTTTGTTTTCTGAAGAAACATTTTCATTATAGAATGTTTCATTTATTGCTATTCCATCTTCCCAACCACCAATGCTTGAAGTTCTAATTTCATCAGCTATGTTGTTATCAACTTGTGCAATACTTATAGCATAACTTAAATAGTCAAAATCATTTGGTTCTGTTTGAAAGTCTATTACTTTTTTTATATAATCGTTTCTGTTCATATTTATTTCCTTATCCTGCTATTTCCATTAATACTGCTGTAAAATCTCCATATGATAATGAAGCGTAACAACTACTTGTTTCTAATCTTACAGAATATGTAACTGCTGAAGTTGTGTTAGGTGCATAGTACATTGTTCTACTAGCAATTATGTACATATTTTGTGCTCTACTTTCGCCAGAAACATAACTATTTAAATGACTTAATTTACCTATATTTGCACTATTAGTTACATCTCTTATATAAGCCTCTCCAGTTGCTTCATGGTTTCCTGTACAATTTCTGTCATCTACCATATGTCTAAAACCCATAGTAATTATGAGTTTATTTGAAGCTGAACTTGGTGTTATTGATACGTTGTAGTTTGTACAATCAGTACTTCCACTACCATTTTGTGTGTAGTTTGTATTACTTGAATGTTGTACTACTTGTAATATTTTTCCACCCTCGTCTGCACCCCAAATTGGATTAGCACCTGCACCTTGTGTTTTTAATACTTGACCACTTGTTCCTGCACCAAGTCTAGCGATTGCACTACCATTGTTATAGTAGATGTCGCCTTGTGCTGTACTTGAAATGTTTAGTAAGTCTGCGTCAGTACCTTTTGAACTCATTATATTCCAGTAAGCTGTTGCGTTGCCTACTGCTTGATTTGAATGTGCTTGAATACAAACATAACTATTTCCACCTGATGAAACTACATCATCAACAGCGTAAGATGTCGAACTATTGTAAGCACCCTTCCAGTTAAATTTGATAGCACCCAGATTTACGATTGCCATATATTTGTTTCCTTATATTGTTGATATTAAATTGCCATTTGAGTTAATGCTAAAGACAAAGCCAGAAGCACTAAATAGAACATCACTAAAGTTGGCATATTGACTTTCAGTAATGTTATCTTGACCTTGATTGGTCGTAATATATCTAACTGCATTATTTGCAGGTGTTGGTGTATTTGCTTGTCCACCCATATTTGAGTGAGACGAACAATAATAATAAAGTGTAGGTGTATCACTAGCTACAACGATTGTAACTTGTGTTGAAGAATTTACAGTAACACCTGTAGTGTAAGCATTTGAGTTATTACTATCTGTAGAAAATCTAAATGGGTGTGATGAAGGATGATTAAATATGTAAGTATTTCCTTCGTATAATTCTAAAGTATCTTGTTGAACACCATCTATATAATATTTACCGCCACTATCTGTTACTGTTTTAACTAAAGTTGATGGATTGTAATATTTTTCAAAACCATAAACTTCTGCTGAGCTAGCATTAGAATAAGTTAAAGCGTTTCCAGCTCCATTAACAACTAACGCTTGACCAGCTGATCCAATAGCAGATGGAGTATCTGTTAAATCATTAATTGATATATTGGCTAGTTGAAAAGTTCCGTAGGCAACCACCATTAAAATATCATTAAGAGCTGCGCCAGATGCTAATACTACGCTATTTCCCGATGTTGCAGTAAAATCTGCATTTGCTAATTTTACTCCGTTCAAATAAATATCACAGAACCCGCTATCATAAGCAAGTACGGCTGAATTATTATCTGCTCCAGTAAAAGTAGTTTGACCAGCTGTAGCTGTGTATTCAAATCTAGCTGCCGTTCCATTAACTGTAGAACCAGCAGCCGCCCATCCACTAGATTTATAAACTTTTAATTCATTAGCTGTCGTATCAAAATATAGATCTCCTTGATTTAATGAAGTTGTAGGAGCTGAGGATGATATTCGATAAACATCTGCAAAATTTTGAACCGATGATAAATTACTAGATACATTAGATACCGCTGCGTGAGCTGTTGCTAAGTTTCCTAAATCAGATATTCCAGCAAGTGTATTAATATTTGCGCTATTATTATTTACAGCATTAATATTAGTAGAATTTGTATTAACTGCAGATACTGCAGCCTGGATAGAATTAACTCCAGAAATATCAGTACGGATACCATTAAGATTTGTAATTTCGCTGCTTAAACCAGCCAGGTTAGTAATCTCAGTATTTAAACCAGCAACAGTTCCTAAGTTATTTGTTGGAGATATTTGAGCTGCAACAGTATTTAAGTTAGCTTGATCTGTAGCTGTTAATTGGATCTTTCTCCAAACTGTAGCTCCAAGATCATAAACTTTCATTACATTAAGAGTAGTATCAAAATATAATGCTCCGTCTGTTAATGAGTTTCCATCATTATCAACTGATGGATCAGATGACTTAGCTCCTAAAAATCTATCATCAAAATTATCTAACGCTGCCTCCGCTGCAGCTTGAGCTGTTTGAGCTGCTGTTCTCGCAGTTTCGGCTGCTGTCTGAGCTGTCTCGGATGCTGTCTTTGCAGTTTCGGCATCGTTCTTATGAGATAAGGCAGATGACGCAGAAGATGCTGCATTTGTTTCAGAAGTTGCTGCAGCTGTTGCAGATGATGCTGCTGCTGTTTGTGCAGTAGTAGATGCAGCTGCGTCTACCAATAAATCCCATTTACCACTATCTGTATTAGTAGTTAGAGGTTGTGAACCAGATGATGTATGACCCTGGTTACATAAAAATATATTATTTGTAGAGGTATCTTTTACAATATCTCTAGCAGCATAAGTTTGAGATGCAGACCAATTTCCCTTAAATGAACCAAGTTCCTGTGAAACTACTAGCTCTCCAGCATTATCAAATCCTAAAATTTTACCAGCTCTGCTTGTTGCATCTACTGTAAATTCTGTAGTATTAATAGTATTAGTTCTTGATAGTTTTATAGATCTATCTACTTCTTCTTGTACCTCTTGTACCTGGAGCGTAAGTTTATCCAAAGCTCCTTCATGTGTCTCAGCACCAAAAGCATCATTACTAATGTAATCAACTTCTTGTGTTAAAGAGGTATTTCTAAGTAATACAATAGTAACGCCATTTCCAGGAGCCGTACTAAAATTTACGCTACCACCCGCAGCTCCATTATCGGTAATTGTATAATCTGAATTTAAGGTTTTAACTGTCTCAGTTCCTAACGCAGATCTCTCAATTACTTGCAGCTCAGCTGCTGTATGAATAGGAAACGTGTAGCTAAACGCTGTTGTTGTATTATCTCCATTATAGGAGTTCTTTACTGTTAAACTCGATACTGTCATAATTATTTTTTGGAAATTTTATAAAAATGTAGGCATGAAACACCTACTATATGTTTCTCTTTATAAAATTTAGTCTATATTGTCTATTAATAATTTGGTTTTATATCGCCTGGAGACCACCAATAATCCTGTCCAGTACGGCTTTTTAACTTGTTTATATTACGTCTATTATCACTATCAAAATCTGGGTTAATAAGTCTTTCAATGCTGTCGAACAATATTCGTTCTAATGCTACTCTTGCATACCATAAAGAAGAACCAGGAGTGTATCTTTGTATAAATGCTGCTAATTCTTTACCTGCATTAGTCTTTTCTCCAGATATAAGTTGAGCTGCATTACCAAATGTTAAATTAATACTATCTCCAATAAATGATGCTACGGGTCCAGCTAATGTTTTACTGAAAGATCCACCATATCTATTTTGATCTGAAAATAAAAAGTCTCCAAATATACCTAATCCACCACCATAAATAATAGCATTTAACCAGTATCTAACTCCCATATCTTCTGGTTTAGTAGGAGTTTTTCCTGCTGCTATTTGTTTGATTTCATAAGCTATAGATCCCATTACAGCTCCACCTACAATCATTGGCACTAGATATTTTGCTTTACCTTTCAAACCAACTTGCTGAAATCCTCTGCTTAAATGCGTCATACCCAAAGTAATAGGGAAGTTTTTATACATCAACATGGAGTTTACTATTTCGCCTTTTACTGTTCCAGGCTGTGCAGATCCAGATAATGTAATTCTACCTTTTGCAGAAGATGTAGGTACTGCAAAGTTTGTTTCATTAGTTACATAAGTAAGCAATCTAGTAGTTAAAAATTCTCTTGTAGCCTCATCTAAATCAGCTCTTTGCATAATATCATCTGGTCTTAAGAAAGTTGCACCCTTTCCAGCCATTGATGGCTCATCTATACCTGCATCATATAATTTAGTAGATCTTATGATTTCCCAATCATCAGCTTCAATACCATATTTTTGTAATTGTTTTTGTAAATTAGGATCTAACTTATTAAATACTTTTCCGCTTTCTTCAGCTAGCGTTCCCATAATAGACATTCCAAACGCCCATCTTCCAGATTGAGTTATATGAGATAACCCA